TTGAGGAAGCAACAGAATTTTTAAGAAGTGGCTTCGAGGAATTAGCAAAGGCTTACGATTATATTAGATTAAAAGATGGTAATAGTATAATGTATTCTATTACCGGCGGAAGCAAAGGTGCTATTGTGGATAATAACCGCAAGATGGTTCCGTTTCAAACTAGAATTTTTAGAAACGAGCCCCTAAGCTTTGCCTTTTATGCTAAAGACAAACTAAAACCTGGAGATTTCTCAGGGGTATATGTAACCGGTGCACAATCTAACTACCCGGTATTAATAGCTCCTAGAAGTATATCTGATTCGCTTGCAACAGACTTGGTAGAAATGTTAACGAAATCCGTTAATAAATCTGATGGTCAGCCGCTAAGTAATAAAGAGAAAGTTGACATACTTTCTACATACATACTTAACTCTGTTAAAGATATACAGTATGGTGTAGATAAAAGCAATGGGGCAATATACATAAAGCTAGAGGGACAACCTTTAAAGCTTTCATCGCCAGAAGCAGCTGATACATTAAAGAACGTTTTCCTAAAACAACCTAGTGGATTTGATAGAAAAAACATTATAGCATTACCGCTAGCTAATAGCAACAAAAATGTTACAGTCTTTTCTAGAAATCCTAATGGTACATTTAGCACAGAGTCTGTTCCGTACATGACGTACTTGGAGCAGAATATGGACATGAACGTAGAGTTAGACGAAGACGGACTACTTAAACGTTATAACCCATACTTTAATCTTATGATTAACCTTGACAGTATGGGCAAGGTATTATTAGATAATGGTAATGTAGACGAAAAAGAAGAGACTAATAATGAAAAGGTAGCTAGACTTAGAGCGGAGGAACAAATAGAAATTCTTAAGAAAATACCTAACATAGATAGTTATAAAGTAAAAGGTAAGATTGATAGCAATCTTATGCCTGAAGATATTAAAAAAATATATCAGGAAATTTATGATAGATATGATGCTGTTATCACGCCTATACTAAGAGATCAGATAGAACTTGAGATAATGGAAACTCTTTCTAAGGTTCAAGATGTAGCAGCATTTACCGGGGCTAGAGATCTAACTCCAAAGGAACAAACCGAACAAGATAGAATTATAGCAGAGATTACAAAGAAGTATTTAGGAAGTTCTAAAAAAATAGCTAAGCCCGTAACTAATACTACAGAAAACAAACCAGAAGAGTTTGTTAATCATTCTGGAGGAGCATATGGCGGAGATACTCTTTGGGATATTATAGGAAGAAGATTTGGTGTAGTAGAACACAGACATTATAGAGAAGCAAGTAATAGGAATCTATCTAAAAAACTTAGAGACTTTGGTGTATCAGCAACTGTCCTTACAAAGGAACAGATGGATACAGCCAGACAAGAGATAAAAGACTTAATTAATAAAGATTACCCAGATACCGTAGAAGGAAACTTACAGGTAAGAAACTACTACCAAGTTGCTAATGCGGATTCTGTATTTGCAGTTGCTCCAATTCTTAGAGTACATAAGGATACAAGAGGAACAGTAGTTAAAAAAATAAAGGCTGTAACGGGAGGAACGAATACAGCCGTGCAATTAGCTATAGCATTAAACAAACCTGTTTACATTTGGGATGCTGGTAGCAAAAGTTATGAAGGCACAGGAAGATGGTATACTTATGATTATTCTGTAGAACAATTTGTGCCAACAGATACACCTACTCTTACTAAAAACTTTGCCGGCGTAGGTACAAGAGATGTCGAAGACTATGACGTTAAAGATAGATTTGATCAATGGGGACCAAGATTTCAGTATGTAGGAAAAGACATAGAGCTTGAGGCAATACAAGCAATTACCGATGTATATGAAAAAACTTTTGGTAGCAAACCCGAAGTAGATCCATTTGTAAAAGCGGATGCTTTACCACCTATCGAACAAAATTTTGAAGATGGTGAGGGCGGTAGAACTATGCAGCCTCAGTTTAAAGGTAAGTCTGCAATGGACTTAATTATATCTGGAGATAGAACTAGAACTACTAGAGCAAATACAGATATTACAAGAATGCTCAAAGACTATAATCTACCAAGTATTACTGCTCTTAAGGGTATGATTGTTAGAATGGTCGACAGAAACGGTAGACAAGTATATGCAAGAATAACAGACGTCTCTAGATTTAATAAAACATACCAGCTTGACACGTGGCAGAAGGAGGGATGGGACGAGGCTACAACAGATAAGCTTTTAGGTAAGTACCCATACGCTATAGAATTTGAGGTAGTTAAAGATCCTGGTCAAAAAACTGCTACAGAAGTTAAAACTGTATCGGAAGACTATGGTGTTGTACAAGCTGAAACTAATCCTACGGAAAGCGAAAAGCAAGCAGACATTGATTTAATTAAGCCACATATACAAAGACAGGCCTTTAAAGAAAATGTAGGTAAGTATGCTAATGAAATGTTCCATTACTCTTTAAGATGGGGTAGAAAAAACTATAACTTCTTTGTATTAAAAGATGGAAAGTATGTTAAATCTACAATAGCTGACGAGGGATCTCAACTATATTCTAAAGATAGAAATGGTAATTACGTTAAATCAAATAGAAAAGATAAGGCTGCTTATAACAACGGATTAATTAATCCATTAGATATTGATTCTTTTGCAGGAAAAGGAGATATGTATGGCTATGATCTAGTAGATCAGAACGGAGATCCTCTTCCATCGATTTCAGAATTACAACCGATTATAGATAAAATTGAATCTGCTCTCGGTATAAGCATGAGAAATTACGACTCTGTCATAGGTAATATTTATTTACCTGGAGAGTATGTATATCCACATAAGGATACTTCTGAAAGTAAATCAGCAAGAAAGTATCCTGTTATTGTATACAGTATTGGTAACGATGCTGGATTAGGTATAGTGGATAATAACGAAGGTAAGATGACTTTTGCTAACGAGTATGATGCAAAATGGTTACCAGCTGGTGAAAAATTAAAAGGTTATACAAATGAGGTATTAACAAAGCACGGTAGTATCTATACTTTCGGTATGGGCGGTAAGGGTAGATTTGAATTAACTCATAGTACGCCGATTAATTCTAAGAAAGATACTCCTCAATCTCCGATAACATTACCAAACGGAAAAGTAGTAACTAACTATACTATTACTCTTACTTTTAGAAGAGCTGCAGACCTAGCAGAAGGTATGGCAGATTCTCCTACAACGTCTGATAAAGTTAGCGCAGTAGAAAAGAAAGCTGCAGAAGTTGTACAGAAAGTAGAACCGCAACAGATATTCCGTAGAGGAAGATCAAGTGCAGATAGTAATATATTAGATAACTTGATGAACGATGACGACTTCATCGATAAAAACGGTAAGAACAAATTAGGTATTCAAGGTAATATTAAAGCAACTAGAGAACAGATTGCTTTAGCTAAAACCTGGTACGAGAATAGCCCGCTTAGCAAACACATACCATTTAAGGTAATGTTCAATGCTATCAATACTGCTACTAAAAACGGTATTGCTCGTTGGGATGTAAACGGTATTACACTGTTTAAAGGATCGGATTACTCTGATCTATACCACGAAGCATGGCACGGCTTTACACAGATGTTCTTGACTAAAGAAGAAAGAGATAAACTATATAACGAAGCACGATTAAACAAAGGATCGTTTGTAGCATTTGACGGAAGTACTGTAACATTTGGAGCAGCTACTGATGAACAAATAGAAGAATACTTGGCGGAGGACTTCCGCGAGTATATGCTTGGTAAAGGAAAGAAAGTATTAGACAAGACCCCGGTTAAGAAGAACATCTTCCAAAAGATATTTGAATTCTTAAAGGCATTGTTCGGTAAGACTAATGCTGATGACGTTATTACTAATGGTAACAATAACAGCTATACCAACGAGCTATACGAGAAACTAAGAGTAGGAGATCTAAACCAGTTTACATTTAACCAGGCTAATAGAGTATTTACTACTTTGAATAAGGTAGTAACTACAACTACTCCTAAAGATAATACTACCCCAGCTAAACTAGGATACGAAGCCTCAGCATTAATTGGATCTACAGTAGATGCATTATTTGTTGAAGCTATCGCTAAGTTAAATGGCGGTAAGACACACGTATTTACTACAGCGGCTATACGTACAGTAAAAGGACGTACCACAGTATATAAGTACGTATTACAAGAACTAACTAAGCAGTTAGAGAACGTGTATCTAGACAAACTCGACATGGAGGCTAAAGGACTAGATACACAAGATATAAACTATGAACTAGATACTCTATCCTATGCGGTAAAACACTTCGGTAAGCCCGATGAGGTTCTTAAACCAACAGGGGTAATGAAGTACCACATGGAGACTAGTAAGTTTATGGAGTTTGACGATCGACAAATAGTAGAGCTGAATAAGATCGATGATAGTAAACTAACTATCAAGAACGAGTTCGAATCTAAATCGGGTAACGAAATGTCGGGTAAAGAGAAAGCCTCTCCTATCCTTCTATATACTATCCGTGGTTTATATGCTTACGATACTGACGGTAGCGTCAAGACTAACAGATTAGGTTTCCCTAAACTGATGGACCCTAATGCTGCATGGAACCGTATATATAATATTACAGACGGAGCTAGAAACATCCAAGATGTTTATAACAGATTGTCTGAGGCAGCGGTAGACTACCCTGCTATTGCGCAATTCCTTGAGAAGGTAGGACCTCCTACTAATATGGAGACTAGCTCTCAACAGTTATGGACAGATATTACAAATGTCCTTACTATGAAGCGTATCCCTCTTATGGCAGTACGCGCTACTTTCTCTTCAGAGTTAGTAGAAGCTGTAGATCCTGAGACCGGAGAAGTTTTAATGGAGGGTAACAAACCTATCAAAGAAACAGTAACTACGTTTAAGGTTACTCCTACAAGAGCAGGTGGTGAATACAGCAAGGTTGGTGCTAAATGGGATAACTACTTTGCAGTAGCCGCACCTAATCAATATATTACTGTAGGCGCAGATAATGTTAATACATTAAATATCCAGGCTGTTGCGGAAAACTTTGACCGTACTTTATCTATAAACAAGTTAGATACTGTATTTGAATTTATGGAAGCTATAGGTATGCCGTTGGAGAATAACTCTACCGTACGTAAAGCTTTAGCAAATAAAAATAACCCGACATTCAAAGCTATATACGATTTACATACGACTATATTATACGGTATCTATCCTTATAATAATATGTATGCCGGAGCAAATCCGATTGTAATAAAAAAGCCTAGCGACTTAGTTAAGGAATACAAGGTTAACATAGATGACTTTAAGGTAGCTAATAAGCTTAGCGGTATCTCAATTAAGTATAATACTATACAGAACTTCCACCTTACTTGGTCTGATGACTTCTCTGATACTACTGTATCTAACGCTGAGGGAGAAAACCAATACGAGAAGTCTCTACGCGGTACGTTAATGAACCAGATAGATAGTATTAATACTGCTGATACTATAACCGAACTTACACAAGAAGGCGTTAGTAATGCGGAAGACTTAAGTATGAATCATCTTGCTAAGTCACGTAATCCTTTTATGAAGACTTCAAAGTTCATGAGAAGATTATTTGACGAGAACGGAAAGAAGATTGTATACGAATCAGCATGGGGAGATAGAGTAAGATCTCAGATCGAGCTTCTAAACATGTCTGGTACTTCTGTAGAAATAACTAACGTTAGAGGCCTTATAAATGAAAGTGGTATTGCCTCAGCTAATGCTGATGAGACTACTAAGATCTTACAAGACTTTTACATGATGATGTTATACGGCGTATCAGAAGCTACACGTCATGCTGATAAGTCTACTACATACTTATTTAGATTAGTTGCTACTGATCCAAAAGATGAAAAAGGTAAAGTACTAAAGCACTTAATTGACCTTTCATCATTTACACAGAGATCAAATCCTGATGCGCCGTCTGCAGGTAGAATAGAATTTACCAAAGATCTAGTTAAACATTTATGTGCTGAGTACGAACGTATTCAGAAACTTAAAGACGGAGATCCTGCAGGAGTAGCTGTAGTAGGTGATAAAACTTATGCCGAGAAAGGATCAGAGTTTGTAATCTTTGACAAGATACTAGATACTGATACTAAGACTAAGATAAAGAAAGCTAGAACATCATCTTTATCAGAACCTGTTCTTACCGCAGAAGACCTTTACAAATATCTTAATGATCCTAAAAGGGTAGATCTAAAAAATTCTATTGAGCAACAAATAGGAACTTACCTAACAAGCCAAGTAAAAGAATTTGAGGAGTCGTTAACTGAAATGGGATTCTATAACAATCCGCAGTTATATAGTCAAGTTTTAAATAAGATGGGAGTTAGAAACCCAGAAAGTATTACAGAAGAACGTAGAAGCCAGTTATTAAAAGACATGGCTGAGGCTTATGTAGCAAATGCTTGGTCACAAAATCTTGAAGTTACTTTATTATTTTACGGAGACCCTGCATTATATCCTGGCGAAGCTGACTTCTTTAAACGTAATGCTGGTCTAGGTGCTACAGGAACAATTCCTCGTACTGATATTTACATGCAACAGTATGTAAATGCTAAACTTGCAGCTAATAGCGAAGCAGCAAGACTTGGATTTAAACCGAAGAAGTTTGGTAAGACTATGACGTCTGCTGTAATGGAAGATGCTAAAACTCAATCGGTATATTACGATGAGTATTTAAAAGAGGCAATAGAGTTTGAGACAGAGCGTCTTACAAAACTTAAGGCTTCAGAAGAGCAGATCGAAAAAACTGTAAAAGCTATAACAAAACGATTTGGCGAGTATAAGAAAATGACAGAGGGCGATGGTCAAGGTTGGATAAACTTTGATGCATACCGTGCATTACTTATGTCACTAAACAAATGGACTAATACACAAGAATCCATTTATAATAAAATTGTTAATAGAGAAGAAGTTACTGAAGATATTCTTCAATTCTTCCCTGTTAAAAAGATGCAGTACTGGGGACCTCTTAAGACAGATGGTCTTCCTGTGTACGGTTTCCACAAGTTCTCTTTGATGCCTCTTATTCCTAACATTATTCAAGGTAAGAACTTGCAGAGTCTTCAGTCAAAAATGTTAGAGCAGGGAATCGACTATGCTTTATTAAAGTCTGGTTCTAAGATTAACACTCTTACTAAAGACGGTGCTGTTGACAAGTTCTATAAGAATTCTAAGAGTAATACCGATAAGACCTTAGCAATCGAAGAAGAGGGCTTTGAGTTTACTCCTAACGAAATCTTTATGGATTACTTTAAAGATCAGTTAGAGGTACACGATCACTTTAATAACAAAGTTACTTTCTCTACTCAGCTTCGTAAACTTATCGAAGACGGTTTAATGGAGAACGGGGTTCCGACAGACTGGAAACCTTTTGACTTCTCGGATCCTTGGCAAAGAATACAAGCTTGGGAAGCGGCTTCAGATAGTGAGAAGATGTCATCTAAAAACTACAAGAAGTTAATAAGATATGAGGCTAACCTTGAGGCATTAGTTCAACTTAAGAAAGATAAACTTGTAAAAGAGATTGGTTCTGATATGAAGAGCCTTCTTGATTTTGTTAAAAAAGAACTTACAAGACAAGAGTTATCAGATCATGAGATTAACTTTATAGACTACGACGGTATTACCAAAGAGCCTAAACAAAGTTTAGACTTATCATTGTCTGCAGATAAAATAGAAAAGCTTTTAGTTTCTGTTGTACAGAAGCGCTTGATTAACCAGAAGATTACTGGAGAAACATTAGTACAAGTATCTGGTGTAGGATTTGAAAACGCTAATAACAATATGCGTAATGCTACCGAAGAGGAAATTAAAAAGTATGGTACAAATGCAGGTTTACCTTTCTATCGTAAGAAGCCTGATGGATCTACCTCAGCAATGAAAGTTAAGATTGCACTTCAAGGCGGATTCAAAAAGTTATTGTACCATCCTGATGTAACATCATTAGCTTCTAAAAATAACATTACTCCGCTTCAAGCTCTTAATACATTACTTAAAGATGAGAACTGGTTAGATAAACCAATTAACCCTAATCAAGAAATATACGCCAAAGCATTTGCTAAACTGGATAGTACTAAAGGAGATTCTAAATTATTTATACTTAGATCAGAACTAACTCCAGAATTATTAAATGAGCTTACTCCTGATACTAAGGGTGGTCAACGTGTTAAAGGTGGCGAGTACTACGGAATTAAAATTCTTGGAGACTACTATTCTCATAACACGGTTAAGTCTAAAGACGGAGAAAATCTAGATATTATAGTTGTAGATAAAGTAGAAGACGCTGAAAATCAGTATCAAGAATATCTAAAGGGCGGTGCTAAAAACTTTACAGGAGTTTCTGAAGTAGAACCTGTAGATAAAAATAGATTGTTCATAACAATGGTAGCTGCACGTATTCCTGTGCAAGGTCTTAACTCTATGGAGTTCATGGAGGTATTTGAATTCTTACCAGAAGAAGCAGGTAACATTGTAATTCTTCCAGCAGAGATCGTAGCTAAGTCAGGTGGTGACTTTGACATCGATAAGATGTTTACTATGATGCCTAACATTTCAGCTAAGTATAAAAAGATTTCTGATAAGAGTATCAAAGCTATTAGCGAGCAATTTGGTAGTGATGTAACACGAGAAGAAATAGAAGATCTAGAAGAGAAGTATGCTGACCTAGATAATGAAGAAGCATTTACTGATGATGAGATGAAGATTTTAAACTTAGTAGATGTTTTATCAGAGGAAGAGGTTACTGTTAAACTAGATAAGAATAGAAAATCAGTTAAAGGTATTGAGAATGCTTTAATTAAAGATACGATAGGAATTCTTTCGATGCCTGAAAACAGAATCAAACTGATTACCCCTAATGGTATTGACATCCTTAAAGGTATTGCTGAGGACATGGCTTATATAGATAGAGGTGAAGAACCTGGAACTAGTAAGTCGCCAACAGAAATATTTGAACTAGGTCGTAACTTATACAAACACCAGTCTAATAGTATTGGTAAAGCTGTACTCGGTATCATTGCTGTAGCAAACACGTTTAATACTTTGTTTGCACGCACAGGATTAATTATGAGCAGCGATCGTATCATCACTTATAAGAAAGATGGTACTCCTGTATATGCCGATCAAAACCTATACTTGCCTCATAATTCTATTGACGGTAACATATCTTTATCTTCTGCTTATTCTACCGACTTAAGTAACCGTGTAGCTGATATCATTAACCAAATGATTAACGGAGCGGTAGACGTTGCAAAGGATGCATGGATCTTTGATATACAAGGTAACAAAGAGGTTATACCTTCATTGTTATTCCTGATCCAAGCAGGCGTACCGATTGACCAAGCAGTCTATTTTGTATCACAGCCTATTATTAAAGACTTCTTAGGTAAGCAACGTTTACTTAAGAGTAAGTTTGCTGTACCTATTGGTCAGGAGGATGTAGGATTATTCCACAGAATAGAAGCTCGTAACCAAATTCTATTTAACGTAGAAAATGGATTTACACAAGATCCTAAAAAATACTTGAGTAGTCAGGTATTCGGAGATACAAATGTTTTCGATAAGGCCCTTGTATGGAATCTTTTGGAAGAATTTGCTCCTAACCTAGAAGATTATTCAAAAGAAGATCTTAAGAAAAATCTAAAGAAAAAAGAAGGAGAAGGTTACAACGAATTGGACAGAGCAGTATTTACTCAGTTCATCATGATCCAAGAGATGGCTGGTCAGATTACACAGCTTACACAGGGTCTTAAATTTGATAACGATAAGACAAGTACATTGCTCGATGCTCGCATGAAGATAGAGAAAATGAGTACTCTTACAAACGGTATTAGTGCAGAATCAATTAGAAGAATTGCAGAAGAATCACCTATCAGTGCATTTAAAATCCAAGACTTTATAATCGAGCGATACCATAATTTATTCCCATTACGCGATAGTGAAGAAGTAAATAACTTTGTTCAAGATCTATTCCGTAGACAAGGGGATGGTAAAAACAAATCATTTGCAATTAAAAAAGCAACTGGTATGGATGACGAGACTTTACAAAGAACATTGAGAAATGATCTTATGAGTTTCCTATTCCAAAGATCATACTATAAATTTAATTCTAATACCAACACGTATCAAGGTAAAGATGTAGAGGTTGAGATAGAAGAGTTAAAGAATTTAAAGGCTGCAGCTAGAGTAAAAGAAGGTAAACTGTATATAGATAAAAAACAGATTAACAGTTTGTTTAGCACAAAGCAGTATAGTAAACAAAGCGCCTGGCAGTTTGCTGCTCCGGTAGATAATATAATCTTTGACATGTACGATCCCGTAACAGGTAAACAATTATTTACCAAGTTCGTATTTGAAAGAGAAGTATTAAGAAGCTATCCTGAGAATTCTAAAGAGAATATCAGCAAGACAAAAGACTATGCGAAATATGTTGAGCAGTATAAGGCACAGCCTGATGAAAAGTATACAGCTGAATATAAAGCTTACGAGTCTGTACTTAGAGATAAAGCATTAGGTAACTTAAATCTTCACGGTTATTTATTCTACGGAGATAAAGCATATGGTCGTCAGATCATGCAGCTTAAAGAAAGTAATCCTAGCTTATTTGAAAAGTATTCAGTACTTGCAAACTTAGAAGCTGTAACCAAACCTTACACAACTACTACTCTTACTAATTTAAAGTTTGCTAATACTCTGTATACAGAAGATGATCTAAACATCTACCATAACAACTTACAGGATCTAGCTAACCCTAGCGTTATTAAGTCAGAAGATCCTGTGGAGAATGCAAGAATATCAGAGCTATTCCAAAAGTTTGGTTTGTTCTCTTTATTGCAGTCAGGTACAGATACAAGAAGTACTTTCTCTATGATTCGTGCAGTACCGACAGAAATGTCTATGGCTCTATTTGAAAAACCATATAAGCAGTTTACAGAAGAGTTAAAGTATGATGAGATTGAAAGTTTATTACGCGATTATCAAAATACATTTGTTACAAGCCAGTATGCAAGAAGTAACTATCTAAGTAAGAAAATTAAAAACTGGGCTACTAACCCATTACTTAAAGGTGCTGTTGATGCTAATGGTAATATTCCAGATAATGTAATTTACAATCTGGATCCAGAAGCTCTTCAAAAAGCTATGGAAGCTGCTGCTGAAGCAGAGAAAGCTGCTGAAGAACAAGAGGCTAGAAATGTAATGATAAAAGGTATACCTGTTAACTTAACACAGCTTGGTATATCATTTACACCAAACGATCAGCAAGTAGAAGCTCTTAACAATATTGCGGAATTTATCAGCAAAGGTTACGATATGACTACTGATGATGTTACTAATAACATGTATACTCTTATGGGATATGCTGGTACTGGTAAAACAAGTATCACTAAAATCTTACTGGAATACCTAAGAAAAAGAAATATTACTTACAGTGTTACAGCTACTACACATAAAGCTAAAGGAGTATTGTCTAAAGCTATTGGTATGCGTACCAAAACTATTCATAAGTCTTTAGCCTTAGCACCTAAAATAGATCCTACAAGAGTTAGCTTAAAGGACCTAGAGCTAAATGTTGTTGCCTCTGGTGAATTTCCTACAGATGTTTTAATCATCGATGAGTCATCTTTCATTGGACCTGATCTATTTAATTTCATAAAACGAAGAGCTGAGAAGAACCAACAGCAGGTAATTTTTATTGGTGACCCAGCACAGCTTAAGCCTGTAGCCAAAGAGAAAAGAAATAGAGTTGTATTAAATAAAGAAAACTCTCCTGTATTTAGAGAGGTATCTAATAAATCTGAACTTACTCAAGTTGAACGTCAGGCTGGAGATAATCCTTTGGGTCCAATCTTAGATTCTATTCGTAACAACATGAAGGAATCGTTGCCAACATTCGGCTACAAGTCTAAAGTTATTGGTAATGAAGGAATAGTATTTACGTCGTCATCTAGAGAATTTGCTAAGGATGTTGTAAAAGCTTTCCAATCAGAGGAGTTTAGAAATAACAGAAACTTTGTTAGAGCTATAACCTATGAGAACAGTCGAGTTGAAAAGCTTAACACTGCTATACGTAGAGGACTTGGTTACACTGAGCCTTATGTGGTAGGAGAAATCATGATGGGTTACAGTAACTATAAAAAACAAATGGGTACTGATGATTACGCTATTAATAATTCAGTAGACTACATTATAACAAATATTGAATACGTTCCAAGCAGAAATGTTGGAGAAAAAGCATTAAAAGAATCTGGCCTAAACTTACAACCAATGGTGATGTCAGGATATAATATTACTCTTCAGGATATATCCGATTCTAAGATTGAACCTGTTGAAGTATTTATGTTAGACAATAACAATAGCGAAGAACAGTTTAGAGAACTAGGCCGCCAAAGTGAAGCACTAGCAGCACTTGGTGAAAAGAGTACTAAATTGTTTAAGCACTGGTATAGATTTATGGAATCATTTGCTCTAAACAAAAATATAGTAGCAGATGAGATTGATCCAGAAACAGGAGAACCAAGAGTTGTTGTACTTAAAACTCTTGACTACGGTTATGCTCATACTATTCACAAGTCACAAGGTTCTACGTATACAAACATATTTGTAGACTTAGATAATATTAATGTATCTCAAGACATAGAGGAAAGAAATCAAATGAAGTATGTTGCTCTTTCCAGAGCTACGAATATTGCCTATGCTCTTACAGAAAATGCAGAAGGAGATGCACCTCAGATTGACTTTAACGGAGACTTCGTTAATAAAACAATAGTACCATCTGAAACTGATAAACTATATAAGACAGAGGCAGACATACAAACCTCTAAGCTTATGACTATCTTACAAGACAACAGTACCGGAGTTAGAACATTTAAATATACGTTGGATGCTAAATCTGGTACAGCTGGTAAAGGAGTTCTTACTGAAGAGACTGCTAGAATGATTAGACAAGATTATCCAAATGCTTTAATGGTATTCAATGACTTCACAGACCTGAAAGGAAATACTGCTGGAACAAACAGCGTATGGAGAGCATTAGGTTCTAACGGTATCGGAATTTCTACTAAGGTGGGACCTTCTCCAACTAAGGTAGGATCAGATAAAATTAATATGTCTGAGGCATTGACTGATGAAACTCTAGATGATAACAAGAAGTTAATTGACAAAGAAATTAAAGCTATCAAAGAAAAGCTTGCTGAGCCAGGTCCTCAAAAGTATCTAGTATTCGATGACTTTGGTTATGGTCAATACATGATCGGGTATGTAGAGAATGCTCCAACGATCAGCAGACCTACTTTAAAAGGATCTGCCCCACAAACATTCTTGTATCTATCAGAACAATTATATCGTAACTTTGGATACATTAATCCTCATTACTTATTACTTCCTCAAGGAAGAGCTGTTGTCCAAGAAGGTCAGCCTATTACAGATGATGAGATTATTGAACAAAATAAAAAATGTTAAACTAAGTAAAGATGAGCGTTTGTCCATTACCAAATTCACTAAACGAATTAACCGAATATGCTAAGCAGATAGGCTTAGGTCCAAGAGCTTCTACGGAAGTTCTTCGGGCTTTTATGCAGAAGAATAGAAATCTTCCTATGGGAGCAGAACCTATTGTTCCGACTAACGAAGAGTTCAAAGCTTTAATGGATAATATGGACGTATGGAATACTGAGGGCAGACAAGTAATTATGCCCGATCTATACGCAGGTTTTGGAGATAACATGAATGCTTTTCCAGAGTATAGTGTTTTAGTAAATCCTATAAAACTTGATGCACAATCTCAAGCTAATTTAAAAGCAGCTGCTACGGTAACTGTATTAGCACAAAAACTTAGTAGTAACTTAGGTGTACCTTACCAGTTTATAACCCCGGCAGAAGCTGCAGAATTGACAAAAAATGTCAATACTTGGAAGGGACAATCAGCATTCTTCTTCGGAGGAGTTGTGTACATGATACCAGAATTAGTCACAGAGAAGTCTGTGCTACACGAATTTGCTCACCCCCTTATACGTGCTATAAGAATCAGCAATCCTACTTTGTTTACTAAACTAACAAATGAACTTAAGAATAGTCCAAACGGTACAAGACTGCTAGCTGAAGCTAGAGAAGAGTATTCTGATTTAACAGCAGACGATCCTATTATTTTAGAAGAGGCTTTAGTAAAATCATTAACTGCTCAGGCTGTAGATAAAACTGATTCAGCATTTAATAAATTCATTAAGAATTTCTTATTTGCATTACGTCAGATACTAAGAAAGGTATTCGGCGATATGCCACAAAAAGTTAAAGTAGAAAACCTAGATCAGAATACTACACTTGCTGAGCTAGGAGACATGTTAATATTAGAACAGTTCGACATAAATCTAGAGGGTGTTAGCCAAGAAGATGTAGCCGCTTATATTAATGATGTTAATGAATATGTAAAAGCATTACAAGACTTTAACAAGAACGATCTGCAGCAAAGCACAAACCTTTTCTTTGAGATGGTTAAAAAACAAATCAATCTTTTAGAAAAGAATAAGGACTACGACGGGATGAAAAAGATCCTAAAGGATGCATTCGACAGACCTGACCTAGAACAACTCTTTGCTAACTTAGCACCTTACCAAGATATATCTTCTTTCCTTACTAACGAAATGAGTAAGTTAAAAAGAGATGCAGAGTTTGCAAGAAAACATACAGAGGCTTTTGTAAATAGTTTGATCCGCACTAAGTACATGATAAACCGTTTAAACAAAGAGCTTGTTCGTTTAGTAAAGGATCCTAACTCTAAATCAAACGTAGCAACTGTATTCTATTATAACAACATCATCAATTACTGGGAGAATTTCCTAGATGATTTTCAAAAGAAGCTTACGGATGTTGAGAACGGCGTTGATTCAAGCAATCCTATATTTGAATTAATGGGATCTATTGCCAGCGAAATATCAATTGCCCGAACTAATACTAGTAAAATTTATTTTGCAGGAACATCTGAGATTATCAAAGAGACTCTTGGACCAATGCAAGAAAGAATCGATCAGAGATTTAAAGATCTGATGGATGACTTAAAGAAAAGAGGAGCATCTCAAGAGATAATGGAGTTACGTCAAAAAGATTATTGGGGATTATCAGGAGATAACCTTAGAACTTTCTTGTCGTTAAAACAAAGAGTAGAGGCCGGAGAAAACCTATCAGGTTCTGAGAATGAAGTATACGAAAGACTTAGAGATATAAGCTATAAGGAAGGAGCATACTTAACTGAACAGAAAATAGAATTTTTAATGCTAGGTCGTTTAGGAGACGCTCATGCTCTTAACTCTTTCCTAGAAGGTTTTATATATAACCAAGACCCTGTAGTATTTGGATTTGCAACATTTGTCAAGAACAGAATGACCGATGTATTCACAACTGCTCAGCAAAAGGGTAATGCATTTTTAACTAATGTAAAGCCATTACTAGAGGCAGCAGGCTATAACCAATCTAACCCTGCAGAGTTTGGTAGGAGAGCTACGTTCTTAGACAAGAAGGGAGGTACAAATAAAGATACCGGAGTATTTGAAGGAAAGGAAGTACATACTCTCCTTAATCCATTCAAAGGTTATAGAGCTGACGTTGCTAAAATGCGAGACGAGATTCGTGCTGCAGAAATAGTAGCAGCACAGACAGGTAATACTGATGAAGTACTAGCACTTAAGTTAAAGAAACAAAAGTTTGAAAGAGAGTACTTCCATACAGATTTTACAAAAGAATATTACGAACGTTACGAAGTTTTCCGAAAAGGAGATAACGATATTATAGGTGCTAAGGCTGAGATGGCAAGACAAGAAATACTTGCTAAGATTCAGAATCTTACTACAGGTATGGGTAACCAAACCACATTAGAAAGACTTGATGCCGCAGAAGAACTAGATACATTATGGAGACAGTATCGTCAATTACATTCTAACTATTTACCAAGCGGTGAATTAAAAAGAAAAGAAGACCTAGAGATAGCCGAGCGACTAAGAGAGTTCCGAGCAATATCTCGTGAATTATATAGAGAGGAATTACTTCCAGATCTATTTACTAATTCGTTAGCTGCTCACGAACAGTTTCTTATTGACAGAAAGTATGAGAAAAACAGTCCTGCATTCAATCGTCTACGTGAGAAATGGATAATGCAGAATACTAGAATTAAAATAAAAGATTCTTTCTACGAGAAACAAAAACAAATTCTAGATGAAATAAAAGCTATTACGGCAAAGCTTCCTAAAGATTCTCAAATAGAAGCTACTATAAGTGAACTATACGAAAAACTTAGTCAGCTTATGAGCCCATATCGTGATGATGATATGCAGCCAGAAGCTACAGCAATGGACATTAGAAACATTGCTGAGATTAAAAGAGTAGAACAGTTACTTGATCTAGCTAAAAAGAATGTAGCAAAAGCATCTGGTCTAACTGCAAATGAGCATGAGATCCTTAGTAATTACTTTGCTAGACTTAAGAATGGTGAAGAGGTTACTCCAGCAGAAAGAATGGAAGCTAACGATCTCCTTGTTAAGAAAAGTAAAAATGAATTAAAAGAAGGAGATAGAAAAAGATTATACGAATTATGGGAAGATCTTGCTGAGTTACAGACATCAATACCTACAGACTATTATGTAGATACTATAAACAACTTGATGAGTTATGTAGATCTAGAAGAGATGCAAAACCGATTCAAGTTTAAGGATATTGATAAGACTAATGCTCATCAAATTCTTACCGAAGAATTCTTAGATTTCTTAGACGAACAAAGCGAAGAAGTTGCTGATTGGTTTAGAACAAACCATATCCTGTCTAGAGCTACTGATAAGGACGGTAACGAGTATATGAAGATCCAACGTGTTAAAGCTTGGAGCGTTACTCGACCTAAATCTGCAGAGTACTTAGAGACTCACGAGTTTAAAAACTCTGACGGCGAAATAGAAGTTCTTCCGTCTGTTCCTAATATGACTTATTATGATAGAGTTGTTAAAGATCAATATGTAACCAAAGAAGTTACTATGTTAGAAGCATTAGAGATGGGAGACCCTACTCTAGCTAACAAAGATAACAAAGGTCAATGGTTACCAAGACTTGATGCTCCAGACGATAGATATATTAACCATGAATATTTTGATGTAGCTAAAAATAACAAAGCATTACATGCTGCTATTATAGCTTTATCTAAATGGCATCTAGAGTTTCAAGAAGGAAATCCTAACCCATCTAAGTTGTATTTGGATATCCCTCGTTTTATGCGAAGCGGTTATGAAGCTAACCTGAACATGTTTACTGCAGAAGGTAAAGATCAAAATCCTATCAGTAGATGGTGGAAACGATTCCGAGCATTCTGGGGTGGAAGCGACGATGACTACGACAGAGGTTATGACTTTACTACTCAGCAGGAAATGATCAAGGGAGATATGTTCGACGATCAATATGCGGGCGTACCAATTAATGGTCTAGCCGATATTGAAACCGTTAACGTATCTATGGATCTTACTTACGGTATAATGAGATACATGATCTCTGCTGAAAAACAAAGAGCTCTCATAGAAATGAATCCTATGGCAAGAGCTTTACAAACAGTACTTTCTGACCCAGATAATGTAGTAAGACAAGTAAAGGGTATAAGCAAAGACATGCTTGACAACTTTAGTTTAAGTAACATGTTTGAGAGAGGAACCAAACTTCTTAGAAAGGGAGAGAAATCTGTAAGGCAAAAAGCTATTGATAACTTTGTAGAAAGAGAATTTGAAGGTAAACTAAACAAAGGGGTAGTCGGAGTAGACTCTGATAACGTATGGGTACATAAGCTAGCAGATAATATCATGGGAGCATCAGCTTTCGGATACTTTGCTATGGATATCCCATCAGCATTAAAGAACTCCTTTGGTCTACGTATCCAATCTCTCATTGAATCAGCCGGAGGCAAGTACTTTAATCATACTAGCTATGCAGAAGGTACTATGTTTTCAAATAAAGTTAGTTGGGAAATCAGTTTAGAAGTATATAAGTTTGGACCTAAGTCCCATAATACTCAGCTAGTTGAGATCTTTGACGCATATCAAGGAAGATTCCAAGATAAGTTTGTTGAACACGGATCTAGATCTTTAACTAAAGATGCATTAGGAGGATTAAGCTGGATGACAAGTTTCCGTAAATGGACAGAATTAAATTCAACTCTTTCCATCTTCGGAGCAATGATGCATCACGAAAAGAATGTTACGCAAACTATAAACGGCGTAACTAAAAAGATAAAATATATAGATGCTTGGGAAACAGTAGATGGTCAGATCAGATTAAAGGAAGGTGTTGATCCAGAATGGGGAATAGGAGGAACTAAATTTAAAGCATTTAAGAATAGAGTACAAGGTGTTGTAAATAACCTTGCCGGTTCCTTTGCTAAGTTTGATTACTCTGAAGCAGATAGATATGTAGCATTCCGATTTGCTATTGCATTTAAGCGCTGGTTCTTACGTATGTTTATGAACCGTTTACAGCACAGAGGATCTCTAAGAAAAGGAACAGCTCGTGCTAGATTTGACGCAGCAGTAGGAGATACAGCTATGGGTTTCCACTTAGAAGCTTTAATGGCCGCAGGAAGAGTAATAAAAACAAAAGGCGAGTATGCTATGTTTTTATCTGATACAGAGAAAGCTGCTATGTTAAAAACAATAATGGACGTAGCCTATGTTATGGCATTTAGTATGGCCATTTCTATGATATTTGGATTTGATGAGGATGATCCACAAAAGTTTGCTAAGCTACGTGCACGATCAGGACCACTACCATTCTTAGGAGTGTCTGATAATGAAAAAGAGTTTAACTTGGGAGGATGGTTCACAAACCACGCCTTGTATATGACTATGCAACTAAAGAACGAATCTATGCAATGGTTACCTATACCAGGATACGGTGCTGATAACTATATAGATTTGTTAAGTATGGAATCTGTATCTATGAATAATACATGGGATAACTATAAAAAGATTTTTGCTGGATCCGCACTTCATTTAGGTAACTACATGTTTGGAACAGACGATTCTAAAGCATACTTTGATCAACGAGAAGGACCATACGAATGGATGCAGAAGGATGGATCTAAAGTACTAACTTATATAGCTCGTTCATTAGGTCTAAGTGGGAAAACTTTATCGCCAGATATGGCAATTATAAACTGGGTTAAAGGACAAAACTGGAGATAATTAATTATATTTGATATATGAAAAAGTACTCTTACAAAGAACTAGAAGCAGAATTTGCTAGACTAGGTTATCAATGGCCAACCTTACACGTTATTGGAACAAGGTCTAAGGCTAATGAGAAAAACAAGTTTGATGACTATCTTTATTTGGTAAATGGTCCTATAATGTTTCCATATACCGCTACTACTAATCCTGGTACACACTGGTTAAAAAACTTGCTAAACCCAAAAGGTACAGCAGTATTGAAACCCGGACAGTATGTCGACAGTTGGAAGTTGGGATTACACCAAGGTAAATATACAGCATTAGTACAAGCTAAACCTGTTACTGTATACCGTGATGGAGACAAGGATGATTTAGCTGAGGAGACAAAGACTGAGGATACAGGTATGTTTGGTATTAACATCCACCGTGCTAACCCATCAGCTATCTCTAGCATTATAGATAAATGGTCAGCAGGATGTCAAGTAGTCAACAACCCTAAAGAGTACCATCATCTTATATCAGCATGTAAGGGGTCAGGTAAAAACTTGTTTACTTACACCTTGCTAAGAGAGTTCTAATGAAGAAGTGGATCCTATCCATATTAAGCAAAGACGGGGACCAGAGTTCTAAAAGACTTGTAGGCCTCTACTGTGTTCTTACAGGATCTATCTTAGCATGGATAGCTACATTCACAGAGTACAAATGCCCAGAGTACATGTATAACACAATTATGTTTATAGGTGGTGGGGTATTTGTAGGAACTATGATCGAGGGGGTTTTTACACAAAGAATAAATATACCTTTTAAACCTAAAGAAGATGCCAATGACAACACGTCAACTGAAGAAGCTGTACAGTGATATAGCTGTTATAGTAGCCCTTGTAGCTTTTGTAGCCTTTATTGTAATATTACAATATAAGAATAAGGTAAAAGATCTTAAGATAGAAGATCTTAAACGTCAGTCATATGCCAATGATATTAGAGATAGTATTATTATAGATTCTTTAAAGTTTAAGATACTACAAGATAGTCTCCATATAGTTGATATTCAACGAGTTAACCGTATAAACACTATAAATAAACAAGATGACAAAGACAAAGGTAACAGGGATATTGTTATTGCTATTATCCCTAACGCAAATGATGAGCAGCGTGACCGTATATGGACAGCTTACTCCCCAAAGAATTAAGTACAATGATACTAAAGGTATCTTCTTCACAGATAAACAAGAGGAGATCTTGCTTAAATCTATTGTGGACTACGACTACTTGCAGAAAAGTATTGCAAGAAAAGACGAGATCATCAAGACTTATGAACTCCGCATCGTCGACAAAGATTACGAGATCAAGAAAGCAGCCGATCAACTCGTTAAAGCAAATGAGAGAACAACAGATTGCCTGGATCACAATGCAGAGCTACAGTCGTACTTGGTAGAAACTCGAGATTCTCTGCATACTTCACAAAATAATCTAGGATTAGCAAAAAGAAATAACTGGATATTTGGAGGAGTATCACTTTTTTTGTTAACTTTACTTATAGTAACTAACTAATACATAATACAATGGCTGAAAAACCTAAAGTGATCGTAGCTCCAATGACAGCTTTATCACGTGTTAACGGTAAAAATTTTAAGAAAGGTGGCGCGGTAGGTAAAGCAAATGCTAAACCTAAAATGTTCATGAAGAAAATGGGCAAGAAGTAAATGGATAATAACTATCTGTTTCTTAAAGCTCAAGTAAAAGCATTTCATCCTCAGTGGTCTGAGGAACAAATAGATGCTGAATGTAAAAAAATACTAGCCGGCGAAAGCGAGGACGCAGATGACGGCTGTTTATACTGTGGATCCTAAAAAATTAAAACAATGGCAAAGAAAATTTTAAAGAAAGCAGCATTTGGTAGAGAAGTCACTAAATCTGATAGTGGTCAATATAAAACAATTGATACTAATAAAGGTACTAGAGTAAGAAGAACCGTTAAAGGTGTCATAAAAGGAGCACCTACTGTAGCAGAAGCTAATGCAAATAGAGCTGATGCTATAAAAAATCCTTCTATAGATGTTAAAAATCAAGCTAAAAGAGTTGCTAATATGGCTGCGCAGTCTCTGGATCCAAAATATGGTACAACCATATTTAAAAACAGTTATGATTCATTCATAAAAAATAACGCTGTAGATAAATCAAACGTAAAAAAATACGGAGACTTTAAAAAAGGCGGAACTGCTAAAACAACTACCAAAAAGAAAAAGTAATGGCAAAGAAGAAAAGACCCGAAAAGACAGAGAGTGGTTACTATAGACAAGGTACCTATATAAAGGATGACGGGAGTACTGGTTATGACCGTCCTGTAAGAACTGTAAAAGGAGTTTTAGCTGGAGCAGCTAAGGTAGATGAAGCTAGAGCAAATAGAGAAAGGAGAGATAATACTGTCGCACCTAAATCGGCAACAGGTTATGTCCCTACAGCTAAAGAAGCTGATCAAGCAGCAAAGGAGCGACTTAAATCATATGGTGATTTTAAAGATATGACTCCTGGAATATATAAACCTAAGGGCGTTCCGTACCTCCTTCCTGAGCCTACATATTATGAACCTCGTAATCCTGGTTTAGAAAGAGAGAGAAGAGGGGGAACAATTTCAAAACCTGTTACAGCACTAGATCAGGTAGATAGAATGGAGAAAGCTAAATTCGGTAAAACTAAAAAGTAATGGCTAAAGTAGCAAGTATAAAAAGCAATGCCCCTAAGCGAGCTAAGGTTAGCCGCCCAGGGATTATTGCTAAAACTAAAACTAGTCGATTAAAGTCGTCTAAGAATTATAAAAAAGCATATAGAGGTCAGGGTTGATCTAAGATCTTCTTGATGTCGGGTCTAAAATATGTAGGCCCTTTTAAGATCTTTCCGTCTTCTCGGTAAATAGGTTTGCCATCGGCACCTAACTTACTTAAATTCGATCGTTGGATTTCTTTAAAGACATCCTCGATTTTATCTTGGAGACCATGCTTAAGCACAGTCCCGAAAAGAATGTAGAGCTGGTCCCCCAAAGCATCTGCGATACCCACAAGGTCATTAGCACGTACCGCTTCAAGGTATTCTGAATTTTCTTCAGCTTGTAGCGAATAGCGTAACTCGCCTTGTTTAATAGGTCCAACAGTTGGGGTCTTAGCATCTTTTTGATCAAATAAGTAGTGGAACTCTGCCACCATCTCTATATAATTTTTCATCTACAGTAATTTACAATCAATAGCCTTTCTCTTCTCCAGGCTTAGTATAATATTTAACCTTGTCTATGTCATTATCACTACCGTTAGCAGCCATCTTAACAAGACCTAGCATATCAGTATTCTTAGTGTAGTCACTAGTCCACATTGATAATCTATCTACAGCAGTTTTGTTATAGAACTTATGCTTCTCATATGCTTCTTTAAGTTTACAGTGTCTTTCATCTTTCTCATTTAACATAGCCTCTAGTAAGATAAGATAGTTTATAACATCTCCGATCTTCTCAGATACTATTTCATTTTTAACAGGTACATTATCAGACACTATATCTTTTATAGAAACTAAGTGCTTAGTCATATAACTCCAGAGAACTTCAGCTGATGTGCTGTGGAGGGATAATCCCCCCGCAGCTTCATCAAAGTTTCTGAATACGTTATCATCTTTAGCATATTCTTTATGCTTAGTAAGTAGAGTCTGGCGTACTAGATCAATACGCTTTTCTACTCGTCTGCTAAAATCTTCTCTTGTCATAGATCCGGTAGTTGGAATGTAGGTAATTCTTCGTTCCCAAAGTTAAAGAATTCTTCTTCATCTTGCAATGCTTCTTCTTTGTTTTCACTAATAATTTCCTCGACATTCTCCGGCTGACCTTCCTCGTAGATTAAATCTAGAGTAATATCATCTATCTTTTCAGAGATATTGTAATCATTCATTTCTTCTTTTCTTTCAACCTCATCGATTACATCTAGTAGACTTAACTGGTTAGTGGGTTGTACATCCTCCTGTACAGATTCTTGTACAAATTCCGTAGGATAATCCATCTGTGTTAAAGTAGTTAACGCAAAGTATTTGTTAATAACTTTGTGGCATTCTGATTGATCCTCAAACCAGTTCTTAGGATGAGACATACGTAATGCAGTAGCTACACAGTTGTAGAAGTTCCATGCATTCGTATGGTCTATGTTATCAAATAAGACAACCTTGCCAATAAGACTATCTCTTACGGAAGATACTTGTTCCTTATTAAGACACTGCTTGTCAATAAACATCTCACCTACTAATTGCGAGTAAGTATACAAGCTAGCAGTCTGATTAATAAGTATATCTCTTGATGCAAGTAAGTCAGCATAGTGAGCATTAGCCATATTCAATTGTGTTTGAATCATAGCAATAGCTTCTTCATCAGCCTTACCTGTATGCTTTCTAGCATAACTAGATAAGTTACCAGCAAAGATATAGTTACCAGTCTTCGGAATGTAAACTCCAACTCCACATTTAAACCTCATAGATTTGTCATACGAGTTACCCCATATAAACATCATCTTCATATCTGGATCTGTACCCTGATCTAGGATATAGATTCCATTTGCAACATTACCGCCAATACTTGCACGGTATAATTCTGATTCTACATTAAAGCCACGAGTAGCAAGTTCTTCATGAACTTTATCTATAATAGATTTGTGGCTAATAGGAGTATAGCGCCCCCCGTGATTGGGGAGAGCTACACCTTCTAAATATTCTCTGGTAATACCAGTAGGAATTCTTTTACTCATTAGAATAAACTTAATTGTGATTTCTCTTTGTTCTTATTAACGTTCTCGATTTCTTTATAGATCTTCTCTAGATAGTAATCTTCATTAACGTTATAGTCAGACCATTTCTTTTCTTGATATTCATCCATCACGGTTTGCATCCACTTACCTGATTCTACTTGAATCTCTCTAGCATCAGCTACATTACGTTTGATAATCTTGCATCCCTTCTCAGATATATAATACCTTACAATCTTCTGCAGGTAATCATCCGTACGTTTACCTTTCTCGAAACATGTCTTAATAAACTTCCAATCTCCTTTTGCTTTAATACCTCCACAGTAATCTAAGATGTTTCTATTATCCATCATAGTTTTCTCTGGTAATACATCGTGCACAAAGTAATTGTATATAGCTTTAGGTATAATCAGGAAGCTCTTATTCTTATGTAACGCTAGATCATTAAATTCGAATCGACCTTTACACTTGACATTGGAGTACAAATACTTACCCCCTATCTCCTTAAACACGTGATGAGGATTCTTCTGTTTCAGAGTATCCCATTCTTCTTTAGTTACCTCTTTCGCTTTATGAACAGCAATATAGTTATTAACATCAGCTAGAATTATCTTCTGATACTGATCGTGTTCTAACTGCAGGCTTGTTAGTTCTTCCCACTTACTACAAATTTCCAGATACTTGTCTTTATAACTAGCTGGAATCATCATCTCAAGACCATCTGTATTTTGCATAAGCGGTATGCTTCCCGGGATTCCATCAGATAGCATCTCATATAACATAGTCAAACTTAGTTGACCGTTAATAGTAATACGCATCGTGAATTCAGGATCATATAGAAAACTATTCTCGTCATTACTCAAACCATAAGTACTATTCAGAATAATTTTGTATACATAATTCTTAGGATCCTTTTTCGGAATCTTCTTTCTCTCTTCGAAGAACCATTCATATTGCTCACAGAATTCTTTCTGCGGAATGTGCGCGGGCGACCACTTGTTTCTGATAGCCAGGTTAGGATAGAAACTAGTAACGTCAGACGTCATTATAATCATACCATCCTTAGCCTCATATACTCCAGACTTAGTAGCACCATGCAATCCGCCGAGACCATAGTCAGTCTTAACGCCCTTATGTGTAACAGAATATTTGAATCCGCCTTTAGTCTCCTTGGTATTTATAACCAGAGATTTAAACTTCTCAAATATATTATTAAACTCTCTACGTTTAAACTTTATATACGGCAGTATGATATCACCAACAATAATCTGTTCACGATTCGTTCTCAATTGTTTTAGATCATACTTTTTTATACCGGTCTTCTGACTTAAGAAGTGCAGAAACAATTCTTTAGATATACGCGGCTCTGATGCACTATACAAGTTAATATTGTATTCATTAGTAAGAGTCTTACGTAAAGCAATCTGTTCCTTACTTAACAGGAGGATAGCTTTAGTAGACTTAACGTCATTAATACAGTAGGTTGTAATAGTATCAATCTCTTCTTGTGTACGAATCATAGTACTATGATGTATAGGCATCTCTTGGATGTTATACCAATCCATAGAATACTGAATCCATTTCAAGCTAGATCTCTTTGCCGCGTTATCCCAGTGATTTAGTTTATAAACATCAATCTGAGGAACACTTAACTCCCTTTCAGAATACTTAGGAAACTCTTCGTTATTACCACGGGCAATTACATCTTGAGCCTGCAGATATAAAGCATAGGCTATACGTTCAGGATCTAATCCAATAAGATCGGAACCTTCTTTAATCATAAACTCCGTAATCTGCGAGTCGAAGTTTAAACCATTAAACGATATATGCCATTCACTATTATATGCATTATGATTTACAAATCGGAGGAGTTCTTCATAGTCATTGCGCAGTTTATGTACAACGAATATCTTAGTCTCCTCTGTTTTATAATGTTGAAACACAGCAACGAAACAGTTGATCAGTGTCTCATAGTCCATTACCCAGTGATTCATAGGGATAAAAATGGGGGATTGCTCCCCCTTTAATTTATTATTTACAGACTATTATTCCGCAGACTCCGCAGGAACATTAGCATCTTCAACTTCTACTTCCTGTACAAGATAATCATCTATTGGAAATGTAGAGTAGTTAGTAGCAAACATCATAACGAACTCCTGAATATCACGAAGGTCTTCAAGATAATATTCTTGATAAGTTTCTTGACCGCGACGCTCTTGCTTATAAGGGCTTCCGTCACGACCTGGAGTCTTGCGCATTTCTGGATCACCATTAGCATCAAGCTTTGGCAACATGTGAAATGTATCCTTCTTAAGTTTACTAATAACAGCTAATACTTTAAGCTGTGCATCATAAATACATTCAAGATATGGGCAATGTTCTGCCACAGGGATCATCTTAAATGTTTTTGTTTCCTTCCAATTGGAATGGATTAATAACATGTTTTTCATACTTTGGTTTTAAGTTTCAAATATACTAGATAAAATTAAAGATTTCAACTTCTTTAACTGTTGCATGCAAAGTTTCTTTATCGATATCAGGTTTAGAACATAACTGCCCTACCTCTTTCAATACAGATGCCTTTACCGCCAATAGATTAGCATAGTTATCGTAGAATCTTTCTGGATAAAGATAGCTCATTACGATTTCTTTACTAGCAGGCTTACTTTTAAAAAAGCCTATGACCTTTTCTTTTGTGGTACTGATGAATTCAGAATACTTACCTCTTAGAAAACAGTCAAAGTCATGCTCATATTCTTTCATGTTAAATATATAAGCGCCTTTATTGTTTTCTAATTCATAGTAGGAATCAAAGTACATATGAGATAATAAATTAGTTTTTTCAAACCGCTTGAACTCTTCGTCCTCACGTAAATTATATACACATATTAACTTCTGATCCTGTAGTCCAAACTTACCATCCCAAGAAACATAACTCTCTAAAGGTGTGGCTTCGGATCCCCTCTTTATTTCTAATAGGGGGTACATAAATATCCTAGACTTCTGGATATATTCTTTTGTGAGAGTTTTAATCATATAGTTTACAGGATTACGTTACCTACCTCATACTCATAAGGTAAGTCAAATTTTCTATTTGTATAATGATAGTCTGCAATTTTCATTATTTCATCGAGCCTGTCCATCCAGCTATTAAGTGTTACAGTACTAACTTCAAATGCATAACACTGGGTAAGCTTGTCAACCACTATGAAATGAAATTTAATCTTGTAATTACTTAAGCCATAGTTGGCTCTTACTAATCTACAGTACACCGCAGCTTGTAACCAGTACTTGTAGTACTCTATGGTCTCTGGGAAATCTTGTAGCAGTTTTCCGCTGGTCTTGAGATCATTAATATAAATCACTTTGTTAGTATGATCAATGTTAACGTTATCTACAATACCTCTAAGACCAAAATCATACTGTGTATCCATTACAAATGGTACCTCGCTCATACTAAAGGAACCCCCTATATTGAGCAAGCCTGTAATTTTCTCATTAGATCTTACGATCTCAGCATAACCTTTTACTTTGTTCAGGGTTTCTTCGTCTATAACAGCCTTGTCACCCTTTGTAGTTAAGAAGTTATAGTAACTTATACTTGCGTCAGTTATTACTTTCTCAACTCTTTGTGCATCAGTCTTGAGACTCTGATACAGATTGATCTCCTTTAGTATATCAAGAATATCAAACTCATTCTCCTCCAAAGATAAGTCAGTATGTCCTTTAACCAAAGCTCTTATGAATACTTTGTCAACAACATTCTTAATGCTATCGCCCGGCAGGTTTACCGGAGACACCACATACTTCTCATGGAACTTATCCTCCTCTAAAAGAAGACAGTGAAGCAAGCTACCTTCAATCAGGTGCTGCTCCATCTTATCTTCTCTTTGGTTCAGGATATAGTGTTTATAAAATGCACTTGGGGCAAACAATAACTTGTTAAACCCGGAGTAACTAAAGTGAAACTTCTTGCTGTAGAAGTTCTGCTCCGCTTGGAAATCTATCATTTTGTTTATTTAAAAGTTTATCTACCTTGGCTTGCATATCTGGTGTTAATCTAACATCTACAACTTCATAGTTATTACTACCTGTATAAGAGTTACTTAATACACTAGCCTTAATAGTATCCAATAACTCTTGAGTCAGTAACTTCTTCTCTATAGATACATTTAGGATGGCATCTTTATCCCAGCGGTACTTGTTATAACCAAGCCAATTAAGTAAAGACTTAAAGCCTACAGTGTTTCTATACTTGTGGTTATAGATATGGTTTCTACCAAATTCCTCAAGAAGTAATGCCAGATAGACAAAGCTTTTCTCATAGTTACAACCGGCCATAATGGTCATAGCAACTAAGTGATTGTCCTTATCCATACTAGTTAGCATAGTTCTTAAAGATTCAAATGCATCTCTATCAATAACTGTGTCACCAATAAGATTGTTGAATACTTCTTGTGAATAAACATTACTAAGATTTGAACTAGTAAGTAAGAAGTCATCTATAACAGTTGTTATATAGTCACCATAGTACTCTCCACTTCTAAATGAACTACCATGTAAGATGTTACCGTACATGTTTTTAGTAGGGTTAATGTAATTAGTTACATAGAATGATGTAATGGTAGGTCTGTCTATAATAACATACTTACCGGTATAAGTGGCTAACCGCGCTACAAGATTATGTACATTACCACCAATTCTAAAACCATCGGCAAACGGTTTTACATCAGAAGTTTTTATATAATACAAGTGCTTTGTATCTAGACCTGCGTCTATAGAATCTAGACCTGCAATAATAATATCTGCAGTATCTCTATCTCTAACAGTCTTGATCTTCTTCTCCTCCAAGAAAGGCTTGGCCTTATCTCTAGGAATACTGCACTTAGGTGCAAAGTATATTGTTTTTACATTAGTAAGATCTAGTTTCTTATCAGCAGTTGCCTGCTTAAATACTTTTTCATATTCATTCTCATGCCAGCGGTAATGTAGAAATTTTCTTTTATCATCCACTAGTACACGACTAGGTATAAGTACTAGCTCATTATTACTTACAGTAAGTGTTAGTTGTTCTTGTATCATAATCAAAATGGTATTGAGGTCTCAGGTTTAGGATCCTCTTTAGGTTTATTTTCCTCCATAAACTCTTGATAAGTCTTGGTCCAGGAAGGTGTAAGTTTTACAAACTTTCTTGCATCATCAGGCATGTTGTCTTTAACATGATCTTCAATAGTATCCATGATAAGATTATCATATATCTCCTCAGTTAACCAACCTTTCTTTAAGAATAGTTTTATAGCTGCAGGATAACTAGTATATCTAAGACTGGTAAAGTCTAACTTATCATTCATGATTTTAACATTAGCATTGCTCATAGCATTAGTCACCTGATAATAATCTTCTTTAAGAAGCTTATAGATGTAATACATAGAGGTCTCATAGTTACAATTGAATACCATTTCTGCAGCTACCGCACGATTCTCCATATCAGAGTTAAACATGGTAGTCAAAGTTTGATATATAGAATCATCTATGGTAACACGCTCTATAGAATTGAAGACTAGGTCCTCATCTATAACAGGTGTCTTCATAGATAGGATACGGTATAACATCTCTACAGTTCTTGGATGCAGAAAATTAAATTCAGTCTCCATATTATTTAAAGGTGACCAAGAATCATAATAGCGGTAGTATGCTTTAGAGAATACCATATAGTCCTCAGTATCCATTATAGTATTGAAGACACCACCTTTTAGTTTTATCTTCTCCCTACTAAAGTTATCGGACATGTTATATAGTAATACAGAACAATCCTTAGCTATAAGATTATTAGGAACTTGTTGATCCGCATTACCACTACTCATATTCTTACCGTGACCGATAAAGAAATCTGCTTTAGACGCATCATTAGTAATAGTCCAGTTATTTAGACGAGCAATATCTCTCAACTGAGCAATACTATATTTACAACCGGGTATCACGTACCCTTTAGATTTAGCAGGAAGAGAAACTAATGCACCCCCCTTGAGGAGTGCATTAATCTTTTCTACTGAATCATCATCTACAGTATACAGCCATGTATGAGGAAGTGCTTTATGCTTCTTATCCACACTGGCATATCTTACCTTTCCTTTAATAAATGGTAACTGCTTCAGCATAGTGTCTGTAACATTACCGAGATTCAAATCCATTTTCATCTTTTAATTTTTGCGTATGTAACAGGATGTATTTCTACTAAACTAAATTGAACTCGCTTACCTATTTCACTATCTCCCCTGTAATCCATAATCATTACATCATCAGGGTATATGGGGTACGCGCTCATTTCCGAGCTGCGCACCATCCATTTGTCATCTATAATTTCTAGGTAACCTACCATTACTTAACTGCGATAGCAGCGATGTTAGCGTTTAACATTAACTTGGTAAACTTCTTACTTCCATTAAGGATACCCTTGATAAGAGCATACTTCAAGTCATTAGTGAAGATGTCCTTATCAGTGATGAAGTTAGTAACACGGTCAATGATCTTCTGATCTACAGTATTATCTGTGCTATAGTGAACCGCATAGTTAGTAAAGCGCAATGCTAGAATACTAGCGATGTCTGCACGATATGCATCATCCTTACCAACACAGTTATTCATCTGACCTTTAACATACTCCCAGCTATTGTTAGTCAACATATCCTTAGGAGTAATTAACTTATCTAACTTGTTGTTAATGAACGTGGTAAACAGAGTAGCAAACTCGCTACCTACACTACCCTCACCAATCATTTGAATAAGCGGTAAGTTCTGCTCAAAATTCTCTATGCTAGAGATACTGTTAAAGAAGGTAGTAATACTACGAGCATTAGTAGTCTGCGTAACTAACTCCGGATGCATCAACAAGAAGTTAATACAACGAGAGTCAATGTTATTCTGCTCTGCCCAACGAGCCCAGCAGTCTACATCAAACTTTAAGTAAGCCGTAATAAATCTGGTCTTCTGCGCAGCATCCATAGATGTTACTTGATAGTCACCATTATCTGGATTACTAGTCAATACAATATGCCAGTTCTTTGGCAGCTCCCATGAGATATACTTCTGACGGTCAATCAATTCCATCGCCGCTTGTGTAAATCTTTGGTCAGCACGACTATAGTCATCGAGGATTAAGATACCACCTTGCTCCTTACCTTGGATCCATTCCGGAGTGGCATAACCCATACGCTTCTCTCCGCTTGGAACATACTTATTCTGAATATACATAGGCATGATGTTCTCAGGTACCCACTTGGCTACCTTCTTGCCATCATCCGTAGTCTTAATTACTTCGAATTCCTTAATAGGAAAACCTGTAAGGTCACCTAGCTCCTCGATCTGAGCAAGATTTAACTTAACTACATCTAGTCCTAGCTCTTTACCAATCTGCAAAATAGTGGTGGTCTTACCGATACCGGCCTCACCCTCGATATTCACTGCTACAGGAATCTTTCCGTCAGCTTGAATATGTTGATTATTCTTTACAATGTGACCGATAAAGGTCTTCAACTCGTCTGTGTTTAAGTTAACTTGATTTGCGCTCATAATACTTAGTTTAATTTAATTTGTGGACCAGGTAGGTCTTCGTTTATATTTCCACGGGTAGAGATTACCCACAACATTTTGCCTCTTGGCTTTACAGTACAATCACATTCTCCATCTGTTAAGTATATCAAACAAGTATACTTATCTTGGTTTTCATTATACAATTCTAATACAGGATCAAAATAAGTACCGCCGCGACCATGTATCTCAATCTTATCTCCAGCCTTGTATGGCCCGATATGACGGATACGAGTATCACACTGTACAATAGTTATCTCTGCACCTGTCTTATTAATATGATCAATCTCATGGAAGAACTCTTGTACTTCCTTATCACTAACGGAACCGCTAGTATCTACAGCAACTAAGATGTGCTTACGGAATTTAATCTTAAGACCAGGGTTATCCTCGAATCTTTTATTAAACTTACGTCTCAACTTCTTAGTAAATACTTTCTGACTACCTCCAGTAAACCTTCTAAGATATGCTTTCCAGTCAAACTTAGGCGGCTCACTACTGTTAAGCTTGTCTAGTAAACCCTTGAGTTCTCCAGGTATATGACCTCTAGACTTTGATACTTGTTCTGCAATCTCCTTAAGCTGATGCTCTACTTGCTTTTGTATAAGCTTCTGTTCAGCTTCACTTAAGTCTTTGAAATCATCCCATGTACTGTGATCAGGAACAAGATTACCATTCTCGTCAATCTTTAATCCCATAGCTGAAGCTTTCATCATCTGCTCAAAAGGACTATTACCATTTCCGTTATTCAACTGCTGTTGTAGTAGATTATAATACTCTCTACAGCCGGCCTTAACAGGAAGATTCATAGGAGCAAACATCTCATTATCGATAGTACATCCGCCGTCAGGAAGATACTGCTTATCGATATACTGATTAATCTCCAAGTCCATAGCTATGTTAGCTAACTTAGGGTCTGGGAAATCAGTATGTATAGTAAGATGAAAGAACGCTATATGTAACAGCTCGTGCTTCAACAAACCTATATGATGCTCCGGGCTCAAGCTTTCCCAAAACTCCTCGTTGATCATCAACTGAAAGTTTATATTATGCTTGCATACACCTGCCGTAGGAACTCTATTACTCCACAGCTTGTTTAACCCAATGAGAAAGAGCCCGTAAAAAGGCTCCTTCAACATTAGTTCTTTGCTAGCCTTAGCTAGACTATCTTGTTTTGTCATTTACCTTTAGGTATTAATGTTAGTTGATACTTCTCCATAAACGTAAAACCAGCAGTTTCTAATTGCTTTCCTAACTCTTCTGCAAATCTGTTAATAAAGAATGCCATAGCTACAGGATCAACATTCACATTTTTGTGAATTACTTCATACATGCTATTCCAAGTAAGGACACTGTTATAATCTAAACCAGTAAGTTCCTTTAACTTTACTACAGTATCTGAATCAAGATTTAGATTCTTATGTCCTGCTTCTTTACATAACATAAGTATGTAGGGTAAATTAGCTTGTAGATCTGAGGACTCAATAAGATTCTTAACCACAATGTGGTTCTCTTTATCTACAGACTTAGCCATTGACAACAGGTTCTTATATGTTGTCTCATCAAGTTTAAATACTTCTCCCATTAGTCTTCTATTTTTAATGTTTTTAACATCCATATCGGAGGGTTATTCATATTAGTGATCCACTCCTTTGCACTTGGTAGATAACCATTGCAATCTTCTTTTACATGTTGCTCGCCTACATAGCGAGTCATAACTTTTTTACCTACCGAGTTAACAAAGAAGGGCCCGAAGACCCTTTCACATTCAAAGATACCTTCACTATGATGCCTAAATAATCTATGCATACTATGACCATACCAGGCCTTAGTAGCATCAAACCATTCATGAATGTGCATGTACTCCTCAGGCTCACCGCCCCACTTCTTAGCAGAGCTGCGAGCATGATCATATGGATGCGCCATTATTCTCCCCAGTCTATATCTACAATATTAACCGAATCGTAAGCATCAGTAACAGATCTTACATAACCGTCAATAAGTATTACAGGCTCATCTACAAGCTCAATAGTTATAGTTCCATAACCACCATCATTATTATACCAATCCCAGTTGTAATGCTGTTCAAGTATATGAGTAGCTAGATCTTGTAGATCTCCTTCAAACTTATCATTAAGGTCAGAGCTATCTATATTATCTCCATAAAATTCTACATCTTCCACCTGGCCAGAGTCTCCTCCGCCATCATATCTAATCTCTACATTAGTTACACCAGCATCTTTTAATGCTGCAAATAAGGTTGCTGTTTTTAAGCTTGCCATATTACTTTTGTTTATAAAACCTACCAAGTATGTTTGCGTTTAACCAGAAGTCTTTCTCCAGTACCTCACACATAAATTGGTATTTAACTTCTTGATAAGAGAGCTCTGTCTTAGAGTAGCATATCTTTAGGATAGTCCTTTTGATTTGTACCCCAGCTTTATGAGCTGCCTTAAGTTTCTCATTACTGCTATAGTAATTTTGATATACAATTTTTCTTACACGCTTGTAAGTCCTCTTGCGTCTATCTGTAGACAATGCCTTCTTAGAAAGCTTGGTCTTAACATCCGCATAGAAGTTCTTCTTGCCAATGTAGGACTTGCGTTCACCATCTATGATAACATCCATCTGGTATACAAATCCTACAGCACCATCAGGAATCATATCCTCGGTGAATTCTTTATGCTGGTAGATCCAACTCATTTCTTTAATGCTTCTTTTAATAAGGGGTGTAAGAATGTTCTTACCTTTTCTCTACCATATACTTTAACAGAGTCTGACAAATCCTTCTCGAGTTTCAGATGTATCCCCGGAAAACCAAAGTTATCCTTATACTTCTTCATCGCTTTTATACCGGCCTCATCATTATCAAATAGAGTACAGATAGATTTATATCTAACCTTGTATATATCTATTACCTCTTGACGGATTGCTGTATTCTCACTGTCTGGTGCTACAACTTCTAGATTGTAACCAAACTTCTTGAGACACATTGCATCCTTAAGAGAACTGCAGATAACAAGATTAGGTACGTCAAACTTTAATTGGTCGGTACCCTGTACATAATTTTTTACCTTCAGAAACTTATGCTCCTTTACCTTAGGCTGATAGACCTTATAGATCTGTCCGTCCGCCCTAGTATAACCATATATATAATTACCTTTAATAGTAAGTTCATCTACAATTCCGTCGTCATCTTTCTCCATCTTGTAGAATTCTAATGGCAATACATTATATTCAGTAAGAGTATCGGAATCTATTCCATACCTTGACCAGAACTCGGCGTCTAAATTATTCCACTGTCTAGCAGAGTAATCGGATACCTTATAAGATGCTTGTTTCTTGAATGCACTTACGGAATATTCTCCGTCGTTCTTTAATAGGAATTCATTATAGTCTTCAGTTATCTTTCTTATAGCTTCGTAGTATTCTAGATTAAATATCTTAGATACCAAACTAATATGATTACCACCATTGCCGGTAGAGAAGTCTTTGTATAGATAACCCGAAGTGTTATAATAAATACAGAAGCTCGGAGTACGTTCTTCAGGATTGAATAAAGATTTAATCTTTACAGTTTGACCAGTTAACTTCTCATCTAATCTACAATAATATTCGAATGCCCATACTGTAGGTACATCCGCTATGTCGGATATTAAAAATCTAGTACTAATCATAACGGTAAAATTAAGGGGGAATATTCCTACTCCCCCTAGTAATTTTATTTATAATTCAAAGTCGCCAGCTACATTGCTGGTAGTAGGAGTTGCATCTCCAAAAGATTGAACCGTATCGGTCTTGCTCTTCTTGATATGAACATCAGCATTAAACTTAACTACCTTGCTCAATGCTTCTTCAACATCTGCAGACTCGTAAGCCAAGCCTTCCTTAGACCACTTTGGTAAATACAAATCGTGGTTAGTATAGCCTTGCTTATTCTGATATTCACGACCTGCTACACAAGCACGTAGATACTTACCAGTAAATGGCTTATCTGCATTAAGCTGACTTACCAAAGACTCTATAGTATCATGCTTATTATCTTGACTCTCTAACCAAGACTGCATACTCAACGCTTTACAGATGTTGTTAACAGCTTTCAGGATCTCGTCATCACGCTTAATAATAATACCTGATTTAGTTTCGCCATCAGCATATGGGAATTCAGAGAAACGAATACGTCCCACCTGACCTTTGTAACGACCCTGTGTAGGATCATCCTTGTCAATAAAGAAACCTTCGAAGTCAGCTCCCATGTCAGGACCCTCTACATTAAGGTTCATATTATAAGCTCCCTTCTTGTAAGGAACTTCGTCTAAGACAATGCTATTAATCTTAAACGTATGGACGCCCGGCGCCAATGTTTTAGGAACAGAGCTACCGCCGCTGTTCGTGTCGATGTTTTTTGTACTAATCATTTTTTAATTATTAATCTATGAATACTTTATCCCAGTTTACTACTACCTCATTATCCACGAGCTCAGAGATTTCAATCTCTTGATTACGAAGATGCTCAGGTCTTGCGCCACATGATATCTCATCAGTGGTTTTGAAACTTAATATGTTCTTACTACCTCTACGGAATAGATAACCAATCGCATCTGAATTAGATGTAGTAATTAGTTTGAGCTTACCTGTCAACGCTAAGTCTAGCGAATTAAAGTTCGACCCGTTCTTCTCCAATAGAGTATCCTTAACGTGACCTACAAGTATAGTTCTTGGTGCCCAAGTCTTGATGTAATCAATAACTTTTACGAATGCCTCCCTTAACCAGGGATATCCTGCACCATTTGGTAGGTTAAGAATGCTACCATATTTAGCCTTCCCTTCGGTTGGCCAACCTTTACCCATCGGAGTCCGCGTGTAAAGTTCTTCAGCATATGGTAAACACATCTCTTCTAATGCTGTAATAGTATCAATAGCGACATAGCCGTACGGATTCCCTGCATCTTTGATTGCTTTACCAATTGCTTTTATTTCGTCAAGAGATGTTGCCTTCATCTTAATAGCGTCAACGTAATCGCTACCGCTTTCAAGATCTAAGATTAAACAGTTCTCTAACTGTGAAAGCACGGTTGTTTTACCGGCTTTTGGTTTACTAAAAATAACCAGGTTCTTAGGACTTTTGCTAGTCGCAGGAACCTTACTTGTAGGCAACTTAATTTCCATGTTACTTTATTAAATCGTTTAACCATTTCTTTCTGCTAACAGGTTGCTTCAACATGATAGCGGCTAAATCTCTAATAGTAAGCTGATCTAACGGAGCATCCTGATCAGGATCCATTATGTCATCAAAGCCATCAAAAGATAACTGCGTCATCTTAGAAGGTTCCTCTACTGCAATCTCTACCTTACTTAATTCAGCAACAGGTACGAGATATCTTTCACTGATTCCCTCGAGCTCACTTTCGATTGCTTCGTATTCATCTGCGAAGAAAGGATTAAACTTCCATTTATAAAGAGTTCTGTTTGCATCTTCACATTCCATCTCACGACTTACGAACTCTAAATAAAGATCTTGTTTCATCTTCAACTGACTTGGAAATAAAGCAATGTGTTTGCTGTCTTTACCAACCGGTTTGTAGGCTAACGTAGGAACATATACCGCATCGGGTATACCTAACTTTTCAAAAACTTCTTGGTGAAATTCTCGGAGCTCTTTAGTACGAGCTCTTCTGTCTAACTTTTCTGTGGTTTTAATAGCCATTTTTTTACCTTGTATTAATTCGTTTTTCTTGTGTAGGAGGAGCAGGTATTTCTACTACCCTCATCTTTTCGAATTCGCATCGGAAGAAACTCATTCTAGTATCACCATTCCTACATTTAAGGAAGTGCATTACCATAACGTTTTCATCATTAATGATATACCTATCGGGACCATAATAGCGAACCTTAAAATATCCCGGTCTGTTAAGACCAACAAGTATATCGGCATGCTGCAATAATGCATCGGCTCCCATCAAGTCAGAAGTAAGGATGTAGTTTCCAGCTCTACCATCTTCATTTCTATCTGGGCTATCGATGTTTCTATTAAGCTGGCTAAGTATGATAAAGGAAATAGGATACTTTCTCTTCAACTCTGTAAGCATCTCTGCCAGGTTGTAAAGCATCTCGTGTTTATCTTTTTCAAACGGTGCTAACTTAACAAGGTAGGAGTGATCAAGAGTTACAATCGTATTTGTATATGTCGGAAATTCTCCCTCACGATTCATGTGGTCTTCCATATACATCTCGATAATAGATCTTATCTCCAATACTGTTCTCGGTTTCTCGACAACATCTATTGGGTAACCTACTCTTTGCTTTGCATAATCATAGCATGCTTGTAGATCTGTGTCTGCTAAGGTACCGTTAGCACTACACAAATATTTATACGACTTACCAACGACGCTAGAAAATTCTCTTAAGGCAGATACACGGCCAATCATTTCGAATTGAAATTCTAAAACTCTAAAGTTCTCCCCCTTATTCAGGACGAATGCACTGTTAATGATGTTATCTTTAACCAGAGTTTTACCTGCGCCTGATCTACCTGCGATCACTGTTAACGTGTTCCATTCTATACCGTCAGTACCCGCGTCATTAAACTTTTCCCAGGGAGTCTTGAGACTTTTGATAGCCCCTTCTTTCCTACCCTTCATATAGTGAAGAGCTTGGACAAAGCTTTCTTTCTGCCCCTTCCAGGGCTTAGCGATTTCTGACATGTTGTTGGTAATTAAGTCCGACTAGATCCAAGGACTCTTCGGACAGTAAAGTTATAAATTTTATCCGAGGTAAAAAATATAAATTCTAAAACTAATGAACAGACGTAGGAAATATCTGTTAGGAATGTGTCAATAAGTAACCAACAAATAACCGATAAACCTACACCTAATATAACCCTAAACATAATCCTTTCGAACTTTTGAAACTGTTCTATTTGCATCATACCACTTTCTCTTTTATGTGATTATCATCATCCTGATAACCACCGTTTAATATTATCTCACAGAACGCTGCAAGTTCTGAATCCCAAGTCTTATCAATACTTTGTTTACGAATAAAGTATTGGGAATTCTTCATGTACATATACCTGTTCTTCTCATACGAGTCAACGTAATAAGCAGTAGCTTTCAGTATTGTATCCCAACTGTAATCATAGTTCTTAAAGAACCATTCGAAGGCTTTCTTCAAATCATTCTTAGGTAATCTTGCTGCTTTACCGCTAGGTAACTTACCTTTTGGAAACATCTCAAGATACTGAACTACTAGATCATCCTCTGTAACTACAATAGCCTTAACGGAAGCTCGCATGTTACCAAATAATGCCGTAGCATCATCGATAATTTTATTACCAGCATCAGTAAGAATACCTTTCTTGGCATCTTCGATAAGATCAAGATCAGCAAGTAATCTAAGTTCAGTATGAACATTGATAACACTTGGTCTAACTTTATTTGCGATACCCCATAGAACATAAAATCCATTAGGGCTTATGCCGTTTTCGGCTAGATAATCAAAGAATTCTTTCATAACATTTCGGAATCTAAAGATACAAATGTTTTTGTAATTCCCTTCTCTTGCAACTTAGACATCAGGTTACTCCATATAGGAAGAACTCTCTTGTCTTTAATATCTAGGGCTACCTTAGTCTTATTACTACCGTGTAACATAGTAGCATGATGAGTAACCTTTTCTTTATGCATTTCGTTAACAACTCTTACCATATGCGAGTAAGTCAGGCCTAATTCATTACCTATTAGGTAACAGCACTGCCTAATAATAATAACTTGTTGACCACGAAACTTCATGTTAGTAGTAAACGGAGCATCCTCTGGATACAATTCTTCTGCAAGATCTACTACAACCTTGAAGTCATTTATACCAGGTACCAAAGCATGATTACTACCAATGTACTTATCGTATTTAACTAAACTCTTTTGAATATTAGTAAAGAACTTACCTATTACTAGGTTAAGATCATAATTCAACTGGGCTAGATCCTGCCGGATCTCCCCCCTCAATTTCTTGACGTCTCTCTCTGCCATATTTTACGTAATCTGTTTCTTCTATATGATAAAATTTACCAGTGTTAATCGATATTGCCACATCTTTTACAATATGTTTAGCTCTGTCTAGCTCAATACCAAAGTCTGATAGTGCATCATATAGACATTTGTTTGTAACTGTACTTCTTTTAGAAGCTTCTATTTCAAAATAAACTTCTCCAAATCTCGGGTCAACTATTGTCTTGACCTTTATTCTACCAGGAAATTCTGGGCTTCTCATTTTGCTCCAAGTATTTATTAATCTTATTCCACATATCTCCACAATCCCACTCTGGTTCTTCGTTATATGCAGCACTGGCAGGATGACTTACCATAATCTTATAGTTATTATCAGGAATTAAATCCGCAAAGTCTTGCGCTTTCTTTCCCATAAATACATAGATTAAGTTAGGTCTGTTCCAAACTAAATAGTCTAACACATATGCCATGAAAGGTTTCCATAGTAGCTGATGCGTACCAGGTTTACCAATCGTAGTAGTAAGTGCACTGTTTAATAATAGAACTCCTTGATTAGCCCAACGAGTTAAGTCCGGGTCATTATTAAGAGAACCGGTAGTCTTACCTATAGATTTAAACATATAGTCTAAAGACTTCTCTACTTTACCAAAGTTACTGCAACTAAAAGCAATACCATCCGCCACATTAATTTGCGGATATGGATCTTGGCCTATAATAACTACATTAACTTTATCAAAGGGACAAACTTCGAATGCTTTAAATAAATGTTTAACCTTTGGCGTGAATCTTTTACCATCTTGTGCCTCACGTAGTAGGAAGGACAGGATATCGTCGAAGTCAGATGTCATAATAAAATTAACTAGTTGGGGACCCCAACCATTTTCTTTGAGCTTTTCGTAAAGCTTGTCTTTAACTTCTTGTAAATTAACTTCTTCCATCTTATATTTGTTAAAATTTGTATAATGTCCGAGCCTAAAAAACCAGTTCAAGTAGAAGTATATAAGCCTGATACAGTAATCAAAATAGAATTACCTGTAGCTTATGTGCAACGATTCAACCAGTTAATGTTAGAAGGTATCCCTTATAAGGATCACGACCATTTTACTGAGACACTTAAAAAAGTAGAGAAAGGAGATCAAGATGATCCTTATAGCTACCATGTAACAACCATACTATCTTTTCTAGTTATGGTTGAAGAAGCTGCTCGTAAACAGGGTCATCTCAAAATGGTTGAGATAAACCCTGAAACACAAGAGCAGACGGATGTTAGTGAAGACTAAAGTTCACAAGTTCTCCGATTTCTATAGCTGCTTGTATAGCCATAGATAATTCTTCTTTACTACATTCTGAAAATGATTTACAGTTATCGTCAGTACATAGACCGGCTCGTAACTTTACTTGGAGTTTCATATCTTCGAATGAGTCACCAGTATAGTTAGCAAGTTCTCTAATGCACTTATGTAACTTACTTAACTGAGCATAACTATGATCAGCTGTCTGCACTTCGTAGGTAATGACTACTGTCTCACCTTCCTGCAAACTTTTAATAAATAAACCTAGTTTAGCAGACCCTAATGGATCTATTTCTAAACTCTTATTTACTACTTTTGCGCGTATACTTACGGGTAGTTGATCTGCCATTTTCTTTTGGTTTGTTAGTACTTCCTTTAGGTCTTCCAGGTGATTTTTTCTGAACAACTTTTTCTACTTTAGGCGTTTGCATTTCTTTTCTAGCCTTCTCAATACTTAGCTCATAGAATTTCTCCATGTACAAATCTAATAGACGAGCATATGATCCATCCGCAGCATCAATCTGATCTTTAAGACGGTTAACTTGCTTATTTCTAATAGCAATACCTACTGATAATCCGGTAACTAAACCGGTAAATAATAATACACATACTTCAAACGTTCCCATTTCTTTTTTGTTTTAAATAGTTTTCTAATAATTCAATACTCTCTTGCATCTCCAGAAAATTCATATCTGTTATGAGCTCTGCAAATTTGCTCAATCTTTTAGACATCTCTGCCATGTCTAGTTGCTCAGGTATATCCCAGAATGCTTTCAGTAATGGACCGTGTTCTTTAACCACGATATCATTAAAGTTATTTAAAATATTCTTAGTCTTATGCCTATTAAACCATTTGATATGCATGGTCTCATCTGCTGCGAACACAGCCATCTGTAACCACACTACTAGGTTAGCAATCTTTAATCTGTCCGCGTCCTCTCTCGTTAATGACATAAATGTAATTTAGCTAATCCTTCTTCCACTGTAATGTACTCTATCTTGAGACCTGCCCACTCTGGTAGGAAGGATCCCATATCTGTACCACTTGTCTCCTCACCATGCCATTCTGCTTGAGCAGTAATATAAGGTCCACCACTAGGGTCTATCATAGAGAATTTCTCTGTAGGCATGCCTGATTCACCAGGCCATCCGCCTAGACGGTACCCATCAGCAAACCCCGTCATCTCTATTACGTTATCCTTCTTCTCAAAGATAATTAGATCACTATAACGATTTCTATACTCTGTCTTCATTCCTTAAGTTGTTTAATCTTTTTGTATACAAGTTCAACACAGTCATCTATACCTTTATAAGGGTTAAGATAAGGCACAGTCTTATTACCACGTAGATGTTCCATCTCCTTGATTAGTTCTTCTAATACTTTTTTAGTACTCATAAGTCATCAGGATCAGTTGTTGTGCCTACAGTTATCGGGTCTACATATACAGTATCCTCCGGTATCTTAACAGCTTTAAACATTTGGTAGTCCTCTCTCTCAAGAGGCTTATCCTTTACAGATAGGTATAAACCTATTGTAGCAGCACAATCTAGTAGTAAGATAAATGCTAATGCCCATATGATATACTTAGTCATTGTTATTCAATTTTTATTTCTTCAAAAGATCTTAAGGTATCACAGTTAGGACACTCTAACTTAATAAGGTTGCCTAATTTAACAGCTACCCATTGATGCCCGCAGCAATCACATTTAACTAGTGATGCATTGTACTTCTTATCCATGTTAATCAGACTCTTGTTCTAGTTCAGGACGGTTGACCTTTAGGCCCCACATCAGGTTATACATAGAAGCAGATCTTTGAGCATACTTAACGGTAAGCCTTCTATGCTTACGCAAGTAGGTTACCATCCACTCCGTCCACTTTTCTTCTTGCTCAGGAGTCATGGTCCATTGCTCATACCATTTGTCCTTACGGTCTTTAATGTCCTCAAAGGTTACATCATGACCAGCTATTATAAACATGGTGTTGATTATATCTTTTACCATGTCATCGTCAGTTAGTCTCTTGCTTTTCATCTTTTACAAATATTGGTTTAACCACATCAAGGCCGGAGCCATTTTTAGGAAATTGTATTTTACATACTTTACCAACAAAGTATAACTCACTAGGAGTTTTTACATAAATAGCAAGTACTTCCAACTCATTAAAAATTAAATCGTCTTGACTGAGGTCTTTAGTTACATAAAATGCATCTCCTCCTAACTCTACATAGTCTCCTACTTTCATAAATTAATTAGTATTACTTTATTATCTATGGTGATCATAGCTACTGGTATAAGTTCCTCATCATTTAAATAACGTGACACCTTTGCGCCTATCTCCATACGGCCAGGATCACTTGAATAAACAACTATACATTCATGACTATAATCATTACTTACATTAGTAAGCTGTAGTACAATAGTGTCTGGCTCATAGTAATCATCTATGTAACATTCTCCAGGTTTCATGGGTCTTCTATTTCACAGGTTAAATCTAAATCACCAAATACCTTAGCAATAGGCTCGAGTTTATCACGAGATCCATACTTTACCACAGCCTTTCCCTCTTCATGAATCTTCATAGCGAACTGAGCAGCTCTTGCCGAAGATATCTCACAGTATATAATGAGAGCCATAATAACCTTATCAAAGGTATTATGGTCGTCATTATACAATACAAGTTTGGAATCTTCCATAAAAGACAAATCTAGAACGATATCTTCAAGTACAATAGTACTAGTTTCTCCAATTGATCCAGTCATCATGGTCATCTGCTTCTTGTTCTTTATAACAGTCTTTACAAAGATCGGCATTATCTAAAAGTTCCTGTTCGATATCATCGACATCCCTATCAACATCTACTATAGACATAGCCATTTCTCTTATCACATCTACGTCACAATAGCGACAAAGATCCTCCGCTTGATTCCACGGAGAGTTTGGATCATTCTCTGATCCCGCAGGTAAATAATCAGACATTTTTCTTTACTCTTTTAATTTTAGAATCATCGTAATCATGTAGCGCTTGGTTTACCCATGCTACATCAACAGTATTATCGTAACATAATATATGTACGGTAGCCTTCTCATCAGGATTAAGACGAAGTAATCGACCTAATCTTTGAGCAGACTTACGCTCGTTACCATATGCATGCATAATAATACCCTGCTTTAAGTTCGGGATGTTAACCCCCTCACTTAACTGTAATACACAAGAAAGTTTATCTATCTCTCCAGATTTAAACTTCAGGAGGTTAACTTCAGAGTCCTTATTACCGCTATGGTAACTGTAATCGCAAAGTTGATCCGCCTGTTCCTGCGTATTAGCAAACAAAATAACCTTATCGGTTATATGATTAAACAGTTCCGCAGCATAACGTTCTTTACTAGG